AAGACCACCACTGCTAAGGGCTGAGCCCTAGAGAGGCGTCACGATGGCCTTCGTATCGACCCTAGGAGCTGCTAACGCAAACTCCTTCATCAGTGTTGCGAGGGCCACCACGCTTCTCGGGGAGCTTCCTGTGAGCGCCGGGATTACTGCTTGGCTTGCGTTGAATGATACGCAAAAAGAGCAGACACTTGTTGCTGCAACGATGACGATCAACCCCTTGAAGTGGAAGGGGTATGTTGCTGATGCTTCGCAGTCTCTTGCTTGGTCGCGCCTGATCAAGATTGATGGGCGTCAGCTTGCAACTGATGAGCTGCCAATTGATTTTGAAATTGCCGTTGCTTATATGGCGGCATTTCTTGGGAGCGGAGGTGGATATACAGCAGTTGCCGCAAATGATGGCGGCGCAACTCTTCGCAGTACGAATCAATACGAAGAAGTCGAACTTGGCGATGGGGCGCTACGTGTTAAATTCAAACAGGGCGATATTCCTCAAACTGGTGTTGATTATATTCCGCCGTTTGCAATGGATATTTTGTATCGCTATATGATTGATCCAAGCTTCAATCAGCCATATGTAAGTCGCACAAGCACTGCTCGCATTGATCCTTATTACGGTGCTGGTGCGTTCCGCCCGAATCGCATTCGCTTTGCTGGTGGACAGGTTTTTCCTGCCACTGGTGGCTGGTATAGCAACCCGCTGTGATGAATCATGTCACTTGTCGATGACATCTTTGCATCTATCCCCGCCCCGCTGATTGATCAGTTTGGAATTGACGCGACGTATATTAAAGCAAGTCAAAATCAAACTTACGATCCGACGACGGGAACCGTTTCTGGTTATGCAACAGAGATTCCTGTCAAGATTGTCATCTCTGAGTTGAAGCCAGAAGAAATGCAGGGTCTGTATCAACAGACTGACGTAAAGATTATCATTGCTGCTTCTGCTCTTTCTGGATACTTCCCGCAGACAACTGATTCGATTCTTTATTCACAAAATGGCGTTAGTCGTACTGCGAAGATTATTGGGATGTTTTCGTATCGAGGTGATAACGCTATTATGCACTCAGTTGTCGCGAGGGTGAGTTGATATGGCGCCAAGACGTGCAAGGCGAGTAAGTTCAAGGCAGGCGGCAAGATTTCAAGCTGCAGCAGAAAAAAGCATTGCCAATCAGATTAGACGAGATGCCGAGAGGAAGCTTGCGCGTGGAATTCAAGAGTTTGCCGTTAGGTCAATGAATACTCTTGCGCAGGAAGGCCCTGCGTGGACGGGTGAATTTTCCGCGTCTTGGGGCTTTGCTCCAGAAGGGCGCACGCCTAACACACCTGGTACCACTGGCAGGATTTACAAATACACCAAAAATGATGTCCCAGTGAGAGATGTTGAGCGATTCGTTCGTGATGGGGTGACACGTTTCAGTATCGTCAACACCTCTCCCCATGCCGCGATTGCAACAGATCAAGAGGAAGCAATGTTTTTCCCTCCAGAAAATCAGCCTGCGCCAATTGGTGATGTGGTCGCATTCGGCACTAGTAGGCCAAGCACTGAGCATCTTCGGTATCAGATAAGATACAACGAAGGGGAAGATGTAACTTCTCAGATTACAGCAGAAAAAGACTGGTTTACAACTTATTTGAGAGCTGGCGGTCTTCAGCAGGATCTAAACACTGGCTTTACTCGTGGTTTTGGAGGAAAATAAAAGTGAATTATCAATCAATCCGCGCCAAGCTTGAAGCACCGTTGCTAACTGCATACAACTCGCAAACACCGCCCATTCCCGTCTACTTCGACAACATCACAGCAGTCCCGCCTGATCCGCCAAAAGAGTATGTTCGCATCAATGTAACTTTTGGGCTGACGACAGAATCTACTCTCGATAAGTCACTTGATTACGCAAGGGGTGCATTGATCATTCGCTGCTTTGCGCCAAAAAGTGCAGGCCCCGCTCGCTGTCAAGAAATGATTCGTTTAGCAAAAGAAGTTATTGATACATTGAATATGACAGGTAAAACTGCTGCTTCCACCTATGTCAGGACTGGAGCGATTACTGGGCCGTCTTTTCAATCCCCAGATAACTCGCCTCACTTCATTGGGCGCATTGATATGGGCTGGCAGGCGAGCGTGAAGTAGTCGCTAACCTGTATCTAGCTGGGCAGTGCCCACTAAGCCACTACCCCTGAATTGTCATGGCAACCGTTCTGTCCGGCGTTTCCGGCGCTTTTTACTACAAGCCTGCTGGCACCCTTTCCACCTTTGGCGAGTCCGATGTGACCACTGGTGCAGGAACCAGTGAGATCAATGTTGGTCCGAATCTCAACTTCCAGGCTGGCGATCCGATTAAGTTCAACTTCCGCAACACCCAGAGCGGTGCTGTTGGTACTGGCACTTTGCCTGCCTCTCTTTCCACGGCCACCACTTACTACGTGCTGACCTACAGCAGCAGCACTGGTGTTCTGACATTTTCTGCATCCGCCGGTGGAGCTGAAGTTGATCTGACCGATGATGGCACTCTTGCCGCGCCCAACAAGTTTGAAGTTTTTTACGCCAGCTATGCAGTTGTAGCCGAGGTTCGTGACTGGAGCCTCGAAATTTCACGAGCCGAAATTGATGTTACAACCATCGGTCAAACGCTTGGCCAGTATGTACCTTTCCGCAAGTACATTTCTGGTTTTGGCGACGCCAACGGTACTGCAAATGTCTACATGACTGATGAAGACAATGCTCTTGCCAATCGCCTTGTGCAGGACGTACTGCTGCGCAAGCAAGTTGGCGCTGGCATGAAGCTCTACCTGGAGCGCATTGAATCTGGCGGCACCGTGGATGACACCAAGTCTCGCTCGATCGAGATGCCTGTCACTCTGACTTCGGCCTCTCTGAACGTGAACCCGGATGACGCCCAGTCTGTCGCCATCAACTTCCGTCCCTCGGAAGCCGTGAGCTTCGACTTCGCTACCACCTAATTCATCACTTGATTCGCTGCCCCGCTTCGGCGGGGCTTTTCTTTTATCTATCCACGATCATGCCTGACGCTGTTGTCCACGGAACGCTGCCTACGGGCGCTGCAAAAGAAATTGATGCAACTAACGATGGAAAGCTTGAAGTTGATGCCAGTTTTTCTGGGGTATCTGTTGACGCTTTTGGGCGCTTAAGATCCTCTAACCCATTAACACTTTTTGACTCAAGCCATCGGTATGCGGACAACAATAAGTGGGAGACAAGTGTTGCGAGTGGCGGTGCTGCAACTTTTTCGGCAAATGAAGGACTTGTTAATCTTGCTGTTACAACTACTTCTGGGTCGAAAGTTCATAGAGAAACAAAAAAGTGTTTCAGCTATCAGCCTGGTAAGTCACTTCTAGCGCTGAATACTTTTGTGATGAACCCGGCAAAGGCCGGATTGCGTCAAAGAATTGGGTATTTTGGGACTGCCAATGGCATTTATCTTGAGCTTGATGGTTCAACGCTTTCTTTTGTTGAGCGCAGTTCAGTCACGGGATCTGTTGTTGAAACAAAAGTTTCTCAAGCAAACTGGAGCAATGATAAGCTTGACGGAACTGGCGAATCTGCGCTGACACTTGATATTTCAAAAGCTCAGATCATATGGGCTGATATTGAATGGCTTGGCCTTGGCACTGTTCGAGTTGGTTTTGTGATAAATGGCGTATTTGTTCATTGCCATTCTTTCCATCACGCAAACTTGATTGCATCTACATATATTACAACCGCTTCGTTGCCACTGCGATATGAAATTGAAAATACCGCTGGAACAGCAAGTGCTAGCACGCTGAAACAAATTTGTTCGACCGTTATTTCAGAGGGCGGATACGATCTTGCCGGCCTTCAGCTTGCCGCAAGTATTCCGATTAATAGCCCAAGAACTCTCGGCACTGCTGGCACTTTCTATCCAGTTGTTTCACTTCGACTAAAAACAACTCGACTTGATGCAATTGCGATTCTAAGCGCTTTGTCCGTTATGGCGATCAGCACAGGCAATTTTAATTGGCAGATTCGTATTGGAGGTGCGACAACTGGTGGGACTTGGGTTAGCGCCGGCACTGATAGTGCTGTTGAGTACAACATTTCTGGCACTTCATACACCGATGGGACAAGACTTGCTAGTGGCTTCATAAGTTCAACAAATCAATCTGGCGCAAGTGTTGATGTTTTTAAGGATAATCTTTTTAGATTCCAGCTTGAGCGCAATTCTTTCACGTCTACTCCTTATGAGCTGACCTTACTGGTCGCCTCTGATGGGGCAGATGATCAAGTTGTTGCTTCAATGGATTTCGAGGAGATCTCTCGCTGATTGCGATAAACACACCTATGATCTATAGTTCAAGCTGACCACGGTTTTTCTATGGCCGCCACTCCGACCCCCGCTTCTCCGATGAGAGCAATTGACCGCTTGCGCAAAGCAGCAAATTTTGAACCCATTAAGCAAGTTGTCGAGCTTGTTGATGGCAGTGAGTTTGTGTTTTATGCCACCCCACTTACTGCTGCCGAACGGGAGAAAGCGCAAAAAGATGCGAAGTCGGACAGCGCTAATGATTTTGCAATGCAACTGTTGGTCCGCAAGGCTATCGACGAAAATGGTGAGCGTTTGTTCAAACCAGGCGACATCCCTGTGCTCAAAAACGATATTGAGGACGAAGATCTTCAGAAGATGATTCTTTGCGTTCTTCGCCCTCGTGGCTCAGAGGACGTAGAGCCCGATTCTAAAAGCGATTGAGCAAGCGTTAGAGTCTGACAATAGACTTTACTTCCAGCTTTCCCTTGCCGAAGCCCTGCATTGCACCTTGTTTGAATTAAAAGACAGGGTGACGGACGAGGAGCTTGCTCTCTGGGCCGCTTACTTTTCTATTAAAAATAAGCGGCAAGAGAAAGAGATGGAGAAGATCAAGCGCCAAGCTCGTCGCTAGCCGCCTCTCGGGGCGGCTTTTTCGTGTCTGGCTAGACTCAAGGGACGAGATGACTTCTTGATGTGGCCAGCATTGAAGCTCAAATTCAGTTAATCCTTAAGGGTTCGTCTGAAATTGACAAGCTTCAAAAGAAGCTGGACAGCATTGAAGATACGGCGGCGTCAATACAAGATCAATTTGAGCGTGGCCTGTTTGGCAGGTCAAGCAATCTTCAGGCTTACATGAATGCCCTGTCTCAGATAGGGAAAGCAGCGTCAGCAGTTAGGGATCAGACAAAAGAAATCCAATCGAGTAATAGTGAGATCAAAAGAACGATTCTTTTGGAATCGCAACTCAGGCGGGAAAGGTCTCGCACCGCTAGGCTTTCAAGGGCTTTTGAGGCTGAAACCAAAGGCCTTGATCAAACAAGGGGCAAGCTCAAGGAAGTAAAAGAGCAGTTTGATGCAATTTCTGGCGCATTAGGGCAGGCTTTTAAGCTAAAAGACGTTCAAATTGTTTCTCAGCTTAGGAACGAGTTAAGTGCACTCGTAGAGGATCAAAGGGAGTGGAATCGGGCTCTTGCTGGAACGAAAAATACTGGCGTGAATGCCGATCTATTGAAAGAGCAGTCGGCGGAGTATGCAAGACAAATTTCTCTTTTGAGGGAAAGGGCTGAAGCTCTTGGCAGTAATGAGGCTTTGATTAGAAAGCTAAATGCAGCGGAAAGAAACCTTGTAAAGGGAAGAACAGAAGAAGGCACTTTTTTAAGCTTTGCCGACCCACGACTCGGGCGCGAACAGCTTAAAAACGCAAGAGCGCTAATCCAAGAAGAAGAAAGGTTGGCGGAAACCAGAAAGAGATCGGCAGCAGAATACGAGAATCAACAAAAGCAGGCAAGGCGTGAGATTCAGCAGACGATAAGAACGATTGGCGGACTTGCGCAAAAGGCGACAGGAGCAACCTTTGATGCGCTTACATTTGGAAAGGGGCCTCAGATTGCTAAGGGCTTCAAAAACGCGGCAATCAGAGGCGGCGTTGGCTTGGGCGCTCTTGGATTGGGAGGTGCCTATGCGGCAGTTCAGCAAGCGACTGGGAACATAGACCTAGGAATGCTTCAGGGGCCTGCAACTCAAGCGGCGTCGGCTATTGGAGGTGCGATAAATAATGCACTTGGCGGCGTGCCTGCCGTTGTCGCTGAGATGCTGTCCGCGCTTGGCAACATACCTGGATCCCTTGGGCTTGCATCTGTCGCCGCATTAGCCTTTGCACCTGCAATGAAAACAGCGGGCGAAGCTGTGTTCTTGGCCGGAAAGAAATTCGGGGAATCAAAGTTTGGGGAAAACATTAAGCTAACACTTGATCGGCAGACGAACTTGTTTGAGTCTGTCATCAATAAAGCATCTGAAATGAACATGGTGCTTGACGCATCGCGTTCTGGACTTGACGCGGTTGGGAGAAAGATTGAGACACTTCCGGCCTTGCCGGCTGCGGGGCAAACAGCTTTCAGGGGCGAGCTTCGTCGCGGACGTGGCGGTGCGTTTATTGGTGGCGGCGCTCGTGAGATCACCAACCCTGAGTTTCTTGCCACGGCGGCTGGCACGATGGCCCAGCGCACCCAGGAGGCTGCGCAGACTTCGCTCATGTTTGCCGAGGGGCTTGGTCAGGCAGCGAACGAGGC